GCGGCGTTGGCTAACCAGTCGATGGGCGACCTGTCGGCGGCCTTGGCCGTGCTCGCCAACAACGGCGTCAAGGGCAGCGACGCTGGCACCAGCGTCAAGACGATGCTCATGCGGCTTATGGCTCCGGCCGACGATGCCGTTGGGGCCTTGCAGGAGGTCGGGCTTTCCGTCGCGTCGTTCCGCAACGCCGACGGCAGCATGAAACCGCTCGTCGACATCATCGGCACACTTAGCGGTGCCCTCGCCGGAATGGATCAAGCGGCAAGGGACGACATCTTCCGCCGCATCTTTGGGCAGGATGCCATTAGAGCCGCCGCTATTCTGACGGCAACCGGCGTCGATGGCTTTAACGCCATGACCGAGGCGATGGGCAACGCCCTGCCTGTCAGCGAGAAATACAAAACGCTCTCGGCTGGCCTGGCCGGTGCAATGGCAAGCGTTGCCGCTGCAATGCAGCGGGCGGCTATCGCCATTAGCGAGGCCGTTGGCCCTAGCCTTATGGCAATCGCTGGCCCGATCGGCGAGGTGATTGACGGGTTTACCAAGTTCGTCGTCGCCAATCAGGAGCTCGTGGCCGGGTTTGCCAAGGCGGCCGTCGTGGTGACCGGCGTTGGCGTTGGTCTCTTGGCTCTTGGGTCGGTGGTGCAGGCGGCTTCGTTTGGGATAGGCGGGCTCATCTTTGCCGCTTCCGCACTTGGGGCGGTCTTTCTCACAATCCCGGCCTCTATCATTGCGGCCTCGCTGTCATTGCTTAGTTATGTTGCATCCGCTACATCTGCCGGCCTGGCGTCAACTGTATCGGCAGCGATGGCTGCCGCCTCTTGGTCTGCGACCGCCTTAGCCGGCGTGACGGCGTTCGTGGCTTCATCGGTCGCGCAGTTTGCCGTTTACGTTGGGCGGTGTGCCTATGTGGTTTCTGGCAGCGTCGCCAGCGCCGCGGCAGTAGCGGCGGCGTGGCTTGGCCCGGCTGCGGCTGGAGTTGTGGGATTTTCCATAGGAGCGGTATCGGGGTTTGCTGGATATGTCGGAGCGTGCGCCGTTGCCGTCTCTACAAGCGTCGCCAGCGCCGCGGCAGTGGCGGCGGCGTGGCTCGCCCCGCTCGCTCCGTTCGCTTTGCTTGCGGCCGCTCTTGGAGGAGCGGTAGCGCTAGCCTATTCGTTTGGCGGTTCCATCAAGGCGGCTTTCTCTGGGTTAGGCGAGCTCGTCGGCCAAGCCGGTGCGGCGATCGGCGGCACATTCGGCGGCGCGATTGCAGAGGCGACGACCGTTTTCGGCGACCTCGCCACCACGGCCTCCGTCACGTTCGACGGCATCTACGCCGCCATCGCCGAGGGCGACCTTGCCGGGGCAATGGACGTGCTCTGGGCCGGGCTCTACGCCGGCTGGCTTCGCGGCGTCGAGTCGATTATGAACGCGGTCGACCCGTGGGTCTCGATGTTCCAGAATGCGTTCACGATTCTGGGAGCCGAAATCTACAAGATTTGGGATTCGCTCTGGACAAATGTCGGGGCCACCGTCAACACCGCTGGTGCCTATCTGCTCGGAGCCTTCGACAACATCATCAACCCGATCCTCGCGGCGTGGGACACGCTCGAAGCCGGGATCCGCAAGTCGTGGAACCGCATTCAGTCCTTCTTGAAAAAGGGCTTTGATCTCAAGAAGGAAAACGACAAGGTCGACTCCGAGATGGCCGCCCGCCGCCGCGAGCGCGAGGTGAGCCGACCAGGCATTGAAGGCCGCACCGACAAGGCTGCTCAAGAGAACGCTCGGGCAGAGAAGGAGCGGGCCGACCGCGATCGGGCGATCGACGACAACACTCAGGCCACGATTGACGGCCGGGAAGGCGAAAACAAGCGTCGCCGCGATGCACGGCGAGCAGCGACCGAAGGCGCCGAGGGGGCAGTCGCCGCCAAGGGCCGCGGCAAGCGCGAGGCGCGGGCGCAAAACCAGCAATTCACCGACCTCCTCAAGAGCATCGAATCGGCAAGCAGCCTGTCGTCGCTACGCGAGCTCTACGACGAGTTTGACACGCTGTCCCAAAACGGCCGGCTCACGTCGAGCCAGATGGCGACGCTAGAGACAGCCCTCGAAGACGCACAGGAGCGGGTGAGCAAGGCAGGCATGGGCGGAGCTTCCGCTGGCGCGTCGCCTTCCGACATGGCGGCCGCCGGAGCCGGGGCCGCTGGGGCGGACGCCGCCCAAAGCAAGGCCGAGGTCGCTGGGACGTTCTCATCGACGAACCTCGGCGGCATGGGATTTGGCTCGTCGCTGGGCGAGAGGCAACTCAAGGCCCTCGAAACGATCGCGAGCAACACAGCCAACATGGAGCCGGCCGCGGTCGCCGAATAACGAATGCCCCTCGCCTGGATCGAAGACAACTCAAGCCGCTCGGCCACGATCGTCCGCCTCGGGCGGAAGGCCGTGTCGTCGTACTCGAAGTCGTACAAGGTATTTGGCACCACCGACGACACGATCGTCCACGCCGAGGCTAACGGCTACCTCACCGGGCAACTTGCGTACTGGACGTACCCAGGCCAACCCAACGTTCAACTGCGGGCCGAGTCCTACAGCGTCTCGTATCTCGGCGACGACGCTTGGCAGGTGTCGATTTCGTACGAGAAGCAAGGGGCCGAGGACGACGACCAGCGGGATCCGCTCAAGCGGTCGCGGTCGTTTGATACAAGCGGCGGGTCGCAGCACATCACGCAAGCGGCTGGCGGCACGGTCACGACCAGCGGCGGGACGACGGTCACCAGCGGCACAGAGCGCAGGTATCCGCCTGGCACCGCGCCAAGCATGAATAGCGCGATCGGTGTCGATGGGAGCTCGGTCAACGGCGTCGACATCGTGGCCCCCGCACTTACTTGGACGGAAACGTACGACGTGCCACACCAGTACGTTACGGCCAACTACATCAAAAACCTCGCCGCCTTGACCGGCACCGTGAACAACGGAGCGTTTCGCACCTTCGCCGCCGGCGAGGTGCTGTTCATGGGATGCAGCGGCTCGCAAGAATGGGACGACCAGCGTGGCAACGGGCCGTGGACGCTCTCGTATAAGTTCGTCGCCTCGCCAAACGTGACTGCTCAAACCATCGGCGACATTACGGGCATCGAAAAGAAAGGCCACGAGTACCTTTGGGTGCGGTACGAAGACGCCGTGTCGACTAACGAGCTCGTCAAGAAACCGAAATACGTCTACGTCAACAAGGTCTACCGCGACGGCAATTTCGCCGGCCTTGGGATCGGCAGCTAATGGCACGACCAGACGGACGCATTGAGAAGGGGCAGCGGCTCTCGTCGGCGATATCCGCCAGGGCGTGGAACCGGGCGCAAGAGGCGGCGGATCGGGTGCTCGGGGCGGGGACGGGATTTGAGGCCGACGGCATTCGCGGCCCTTCGGCTCCGTACACGTTCGTCCTCTGTAAGCCGTCCGTCACCGTCCAGCGGTGGGGCGTCTTGGAAATCACCGGGGTGGAGATCACGCCGACCGGGGCCACTGGTGCGGCGACGAGCCAGTTTGAGTCAATGCCCGTGCTCACGGGCGGCACGCCCTCGGCGACGACCACGGCTTGGTGCGTCGCGGTCGAGCCGATCGGGGCTGGGCAGATCGGCAGGGTAGCAGTGGCCGGCGTTGTGCAAGTGAAGGTTGCCGATCTCGGCAAGGCGGTCGGCGCTTGTGTCCTTTGGAAAAATTCCGAATGGGCACTGATTCGCATGGAAGGCGGCCTGCGACTCGGCACGATTTCAGCAACTTGGAACAAGGGCAGCACGGCCACCGTGCAGGAGCAGTTTGGCGATGGCTCGGCAAAGACAGGCAGCCCGACATTCACGGCGACAAACTATTTCGCCACCGTAACCGTTTCGAGCGGCACCAAGCGGGTCGCGTGCGGAAAAGTAGACGACAAGTGGCTGCTCATCGCTGCGGAGTGCTCGTGATGATAGGCGGAAACTGCTCGGCGTGCTGTGAGCCGCAAGCTGGGTTTGTAGGACTAACTCTTGGCGGGTTCAAGAGATTTTTGCATGGCTACAATACCGCACTGAGCTTTAACCAACTTTCGCAAATTCCAAACGTGACGCCAGTAGGGCCGTATATAGATGACCAGCCAACCGCTCTAGCACGCGCCACAGCAAACTATTACAGCAATTCCTCGCATGGCCCCGCGTGTCACAACGGAAGCGAATTTTCATTCTTCAACAAGATTTGCCACTCGCCTCTTCTGACATTTACAAGCACAGAGGTCCGGCTATATCTGAAGCTCACCGTGCATTACAACGACGGCGGGGGTAGTCCTTACACCTGCGAGGTAGAGTATCGCAAACCAAGAGCGTCATTTTGGGAGAACAAGTATTCAATCGGCGTGTTCTTTTTTACGCCTGCGGACATTTTTTCTTTTTCGTCTGACTCAAGTAAATTTGTCCAGGCAGATATAGGAACGGCGGCAATAGTTCAGCGGGCGTGGCCGTTAGGGCAGGGCATATCATTTCTCAGTCGTTTGCAGCATCCGTTCCGCGTTGAGATAACAGAAGGCCCGGCAGACATTCAAGGCACATACGAGTTTTTGACTCCTACATATCAACAAATTGGACGCACAGTAATTGACGGCCGGGGCGCTGGAATACTAATCGCAGATCTTAACTTTGGGGTTCGTTTCCAAGTGGGTGTTCCGACTCTTTACTGGGAGGCGTTTTCGTCGGGTGGCGCACTGACAGTGTCTGGCATTGGAGTTGATTACATGCCGTGGCCTGGTGCGGCAGAGATTAATTCTGTTGCGCCAGTAGCCAGCACGGTGATTTTTACACAACTATGATGGAGTGCTTTATTGTTGGGCAATACTGCGCATATTGCGGAACTTTTTCGCGCGATTGCAATGTGGTGCGAAGTTGCCCGTTCAATGCGGGACGGCCAGGGACTGAATTGGCTGAATTGCTTAAGCGCTTTGGCATTGAGCACTCGCAGCATTGCAACTGTGGCAGTAAGGCCGCCGAGATGGACGCCTGGGGATGCGACGAATGCAGCAAGCCAGAGCGGATCGAAGAGGTGGTCGCGGTGATGCGTGAAGAGGCGAAGGCGCGCGGCCTGCCGTTCATCGACGCTGTCGGCCGGATGCTTGTGAAACGGGCGATCCATAACGCCAGACGCAACGCCCCGACCCCCTCCGGCCCCACCGCCTAACCCGCCCTAATGGGGCGCATGACCGCCCCCTTTCGCGCCGCCCTCGCTGAAGCCCTCGACTCCCCGCCGTGGATCCTGCCCGCCGTTCGCGAGCTCCGCGGCATTGTGATCCCGGCAGGCGGCGAGCTCTACGGCCGCCTCGCCTGGAACCTCGTCACCACGCTTCGCGGCCTCGGTTGCACGCTGCCGGTTGAGATTTGGCACCTGGCCGACGAGATGCCCGAGGATATGGCCGCCGTGTTCACCGAGGCCGGCTGCCGCCTGGTCAACGCCGACGCCGCGCTTGCCCGCCTCGGCATCCGCCCCCGCACCGCCGAGGCCGAAATCGGCCGCGGCCGCGGCTGGTGGCTCAAGGCGATCGCCGTCCGCTACACGGGCTTCGCCGAGGTGCTGCTCCTCGACGCCGACAACGTGCCGGCCCGCGACCCGACGTATCTGTTCAACGACCGGGCCTTCACGCGGCCCGGTGCCCTCTTCTGGCCCGACCTGCCGCCGGCCGGCAACCGCTCCGAGTGGGTGCCCGAGGTGGCGTGGCGCAACGTGGGGCTCGCGCCCGTCTACGGGGCTCGCCCCTTGGAGAGCGGCCAACTCATGGTCGACCGCCGCCGCCACCTCCACGCGCTTGACCTCTGTGTTTTGCTGAATGAATGGCGCGACCACGTCTACCAGTTCGTCTACGGCGACAAGGACACATGGCTCCTAGCCTGGCACCTCGCCGGCAGCGAGTACGGCATTCCGAAACGCAACCCGGCGTATCGACACCCGGCCATCTGCCAGCACGACCCAGCGGGCGAGCTTGTGTTCCAGCACGCCTGCAATGGCAAGGACGATCTCGCCGCGGGAAAGGTGATCGCCGGCATGGTCTCGCGGCGGTTCGCACCGGATGCCGCGGCGAGTTTCGCCGAAAAGCGGCGCCGCGTGCGAGAGAAACAGGCTTTTGTGATTCCGCCGTCGTCGGGCATCGTGAAGTAATGCGACGCCGCCGCCGCACGATCTACATCGGCGACCAGCGATGGAAGATTCAGCGAGACAAGCGGCTCGCCGGAAAATACGGCGAGTGCGACTACGGAGCCAAGACTATCCGCCTCTGCTCATCGCTCACAGGATTTGACAGCCTCGGCACGCTGATACACGAAGTCCTTCATGCCCGCCTTCCAGACCTTTCCGAAGAGGTTGTCGCGGACTTGGAGGAAACGCTCATCACGCTGATCGAGGCCGAGGGATTCCGGCACGCCGACGACCACGAGGATTGACCATGGCGAAAAAGGAAGACGCTATCGCGGCAATCAAGGCGGCGATCCCGAAGCCGCAGTCGATGCGGTGGCACGATCGCGTAGATCCCGCACACCTTGAAACGCTCCGCCAGATCGAGGCGGCGTTTCTCGCCGGCGAGTTTGGCACGAAGAGAAAACCGGCGTATGTCGCCATCGCGGCCTACCTCAACACGGCGGGCATTGCCTCCATCGGACATCAAGGGGTACGCGAATGGCTCGAAAAGCGGCAGTAGCCAAGATCGCCGAAAGCGTCGAGCACGCCACCCGCCTCGCGGCCGACGCCGAGATCGCACGCCTACGCTCCGAGCTCGCGTCGTATAAGGGCCGCTACAAGGCAGCCCTCCAGGCGATCGACCGCGAGCGCGAGCGTGCCGACGCCCTGGTCGCCGTAAAGGGCATCAAGGCTACGCCGTTGCCTGTCGCCAAGGCGGCTGCCGGAAAACTGCATCCGGCGACGATGGTGTTGTTGATCTCAGACGTACACGCCGAAGAGACGGTGCGCCCCGAGACCGTAAACGGGCTCAACGAATACACCCTCGACGTGTGCGAGAAGCGTCTCGCCGAGCTCCAAGAGCGATTTCTCGGGATGCTTGACCACGAGAGGCGGCTTGCCCGAATCGACCGCGTGGTCGTCTGGTTGGGTGGCGACCTCATTAGCGGCATGATTCACCCCGAGCTCGCAGAGGAAAACGCCCTGCATCCGCTGGCGGCTATCCGGTGGGTCGGAGAGCGGCTCCGCGGGTTTCTCGACACCGTGGCTGACAACGCCCGCGAGGTGATTGTCGCGACCTCATGCGGCAATCACGGGCGGACGACCGAGAAACTTCGCACGAATGAGGCCGACACCTCCTACGAGCAGCATCTCTACCTGACGATGAGGGCCGCCGAGTCGCGGCGGAATGTCCGCTGGCAGATCGGTGAGGGGCACCTCAACTACCTCGACCTCGACGGGTTTGTGATCCGGTTTTGCCACGGGCACGCGATCAAGTTCTCTGGTGGCATCGGCGGTATCCATGTGCCACTCAAAAAGGCTATCGCCGCGTGGGACACGCACCGGCCAGCGGATTTGACGTGTATCGGGCACTGGCACCAGTTCTCCGCCGGCCGGAACTACGTCAGCAACGGGAGCGTGATCGGCTACTCCGCATACGCCGTGCGGATCAAGGCCGAAGGTGGCGAGCAGCCAGCCCAAGCCGCGATTGTCATCGACCATAAACGTCGCGAGATGACCAAGGCATATCGAATTTTCTGCGACCGCGATCTCCGCGAGCGTCGCCATGCTCAGTGATGACTACCTCCGCGAGGCCGAATACCGTGCCCGCCGTTTCTCCGGCGCTTATACGGGCACATCGGGCTCTCTTGCCGCAGACGTAATCAGATTGTTGAACCTCATCCGCCACCAGAAACAGGAGCTCGCACGCATGACGACGACGCTTGAACAAGCAAACGAAGAACTGCGGGCCGCCGTGGAGGCCCGCCTCGCCCAAGGCTGCGCCGCTGACGCCGCGTGTTGCGAAGGCCCCGAGCGTGAGGAGACGTTCGAGCCCGACTCCCCGATCCCTGTCGACTGGATCCTCCGCGGCGAGCGTGAGCTCCACGACGAGGAGCCGCGGCTCACGGGCGACGGCATCATCGCCGCCCAGGCCGACGACGACGCCAGCCCGGCTGAGGGCTTGCTTCATGAAACCATCGCAGCCGTCCGCGACCGCCGCCCAAAGTACGGCGGACCGAAGGCGCATTTCGGGCGGACGGTCGGCATGATCAACGCGGCCTTTGCCGACGTGCTCAAGCGTCCGCTCACCCCGAGCGACTGGGCCTTGATCATGACGCTCGACAAGGTTTCGCGGTTCTTGGGGCCAACGAAAACACACGACCAGATCGTCGACCTCGCCGGCTACGCCGCCTGCCTCGCCGAATGCGAGCAGGCATAGCCCCTGCGCCTGCCGGCTCGCGGCCTCTACCCTCAACTGCGTGATCGCGTACGCGCATTTCCGCCGGGGCGGTGCCGAGGGCCGCGAGCCGATCGCCGGCCCCGATGAGATCGTGTCGATCGCCAAAAACTACACGCCACAACAGCAATTCTGGGGGAAGGTGACGAGCAAGCGGCCGCAACCAACGAACACCGCCGACATCGAGCTCGTCGCCTTCCAACTGGGTTGCACCGTTGAAGCCGCCCGCCGTGCCATCAAATTCGGGTTGATCTAAATGGCCGACACCGTCACCGACTCACTCACCGGATCGCTGCGGACTACGCTCGCGTGGAACCGCACCGACACGCAAGAGGTCGGGACGGTGGTCAACCGCCGCACCGCGAGCGGCTCCTACACGATCACCGACGGCGACGGCCCAGGCGAGGCGGACCTGGTGTTTGCCGACCAAAGGACGATCCCCGCCAACACGATCGAGACGTTTGACCTGTTAAACCTCTCGCAACAGGCGCTTGGCGTTACGGTGCCGTTTGTATTCCGCCAGTTGCGGGTGATCCGCCTGGTGAACGAAGCCACCACGCCAGGCCGCCGGCTCCTAGTCGGCGTCGATCCCGGCCGCCCGACCGCCGTCTACGCCGCCGAGGTCGGGCCGGGCTCCGAGTGGTGTGCGGTCAACCAGACCGACGCATGGGTCGTGACGGCTGCCAACTCGATTGTCCGCATCTCCAACCCCAACGCGGCAGCGGTCACCTATTCGCTGTTCTTAATCGGCACATCTACGGCAGCGCCGGGGAGCGGCAGTGGCAGCTAGTTTCTCACTCGCCGGAACGCTGCGCGTCGTGCCCACATGGGTCGACGAGCTCTCGACGACCGCCCTTACCGATTCGGTGACGGCCTTGATTCCGTTCACGCTGACCGATGGCACGGGCAGCGGCCAAGCCAACGGCTACTACAAAGACGCTGTGACCATCGCGGCCGGAGCCACGGCCAACGTCGACCTCAGAGCCCTGCCGCTTGTGTTCATGGGTGGCACGGGCACGCTCTCGCTCGCGAGCGTCAAGGTGCTGTTGATCGTCAACCGTTCGGCGACTGCCAGCCTTTCGGCCGGCGTCAGCGTCACCAACAGATGGACGCCCCTGTCGGCGTCGTCAATCGCCATCGGCCCCGAGGGCGTGCTCTACACGACGCACCTCACGACGGGCCTCGCGACGACCACTACCAACAAGGTGCTCGCGATCACGAACAACGGGGCCGCGGCGGCTGATCTCGAAATTTACATCGTCGGAGTCAAGGCATGATTTCATCCGCACCGATCGCCGCTACGACCGACCTCCTTTCACTCGCCGACAAGGTGCGAGCGTTTGTGGCGACCGCCAGGAGCGCCGCCGCTGGTGGCGTGACGATCTCGGAGTTTGCCGAGCTCACCGTCTCGCTCCTCAAGATCGCGATGGCCGCCGCCGACGCGATCCCGGTCGACGGGGCCGACCGCAAGGTTTTCGTTTTGAACGCCGTCGCGCTGCTCTTTGACAACGTCGCCGACAAGTGCATTCCGTTTGCGGCCTGGCCCGTCTGGCTCATCGTCCGCCCGGCCGCCCGCCAACTGCTCCTCCTCGTCGCCTCGGGTGCAATTGAATCTCTGTTGCCGCTGGTCAGAAAGGCCGCCGCATGATCTACGTCGTTCTCCTCGGAGCCGCCGCCGCCCTGCTCTTCGGTCCGTCCGCGTG